GTGTATGGGAACGGCTTTGTTTTAGTTCTATATTCTTTGCGTATTTTAACTTTTTCAAGTCTTAACGTATCGCGTTTAAGTTTATATTCTATTCGTGTTTCAAAGCGTGTTTTAGGCACATATAAGCGTTTGTACTGAATGATTGTATCTTTTGTGGTAAAATACTTCTCGAAGTAAAAAGTATCGTTTAAAACTACTTTAAATGAGTCTATTGAAGCAATGCGAATCGTGTCGCTTGTTTGCTCTAACTTTGCACCTTTTTTGTATGCTCTGTTAATATGCCATTTTGCCGAACACGAACTAAAATAAAATACTAAATAAATTGAAATTAACCAAAGTAATAGCATTGAGAATAAGTGCTTGAAATCTATTTTCATTCTGTTATTTTTTTCTTTACATTCTTTGCTTGTATAATCAGCTTTACAATTTTAGTGATAAAAGAATATCCTTTTACTTTCTCAAACGATTCATCCATACTTTTTACCTCAATACTAATAAGCATTAAAGCAATTACTTTAGTCGCTAAATAGTCAACACTAATAACTTCTTTTGTCAAGTAGTTAATTATAAAAAAGTCTGAAGCGTAAACCAACATAATCGCACCAACATAGCTGAATAGTTTTGGCACGAATCCGTATCTAAAAGTTTTACTATTTACTTTCTCTTTTAGCTTTGTAGCTTTCCAGATTCCAAAACAAGTATCTAAAATAGTAGATAAGGCAACCAAAATAATAATGCCTTTAATTGGTGCGAAGAATAAAATTAAAACCTTTAAAAGAATAGCAGAATTTGAAGCAAGCAATCGAATCATATAACCATAATTGAATCGGTGTAACCATTGTCAGCGTTTCTCGTTGGTCGAATATCGCTATCTCTATTCAATACGCTTGTGAAGTTTGGAAACAAATCTCTTTCAGTATGTAAATAGTTCACTAAACGTGCCTCGTAGAAAGAAGCCTTTTGTCCGTAGTGGTCTTGAGCAAAAGCAACCTCTTGTTGACTAACTGAATTGGAATAGTCTCCATTCTGTAATTGCAAACCTTTATTTTTAAGCTGGTAAGATAAACCAAAGACCGCATCTTCAGCACTTCTCCACGCAACAATTGGTTGAATATAAGTTACAAGAATTTCCTCGTTTGCTGACAATGTTTGTGCGTTGTACTTTGCTAAAATATCATTGTAAAAATACGTTCCAAGAATTGGTTGTATTCTCAAATCTGATTGAGTCTTGATGTATGGCACAATATCGTTAACATCACAATTTGCCGTTATCGGTGTTTGTGTTTTTAAATAGTTCTCTGTAATAAAATATATCATAGTTTCGGTGTTGTTGGTGCGTTGTCAATTGCTTCTTGTGCTATCTGTGATTTTGTTTTGTCGCCATCTGCTACTGGTGGTAATGAAGCCAAAGCACGTATCTCGTTTTCAGTCATTGATTCAAGTACTTTTGTAGCAACTAAAGGCGATAAAGTATTCAATGCTTCTTGTGTTTTACTTGCATCTCCGTCTACTTCTACAATTGTTTCATTAACGATTTGGTAGTTGTTTATTACAAGTTCAGCTTTAACTTTTGCGATTGCTAAAATTTCGTTTACTATGTCCTCTACTACTTGACGCATTGGAATAATAGTATTTTTCTCGAAAATTACATACGCTTGTTTAATATCAGAACCAGAACCAAGTTTTCCACTTACACGAATACCCATTAAAATTGGGTCTATTGTGTGTGCTTGGCATATCTTACTATCAATGCTTTCAGTAGTTACTTGGAAGACGTTGTCTAAGTTGTTTGTAGGTATTGACTCAATCGTTGGAAGTTGTTCTTTATTGTTAGCAAAGAATGCAACTGCTTTACCAGCATTTTGAGCACCTTTAGCACGTTCAATGGTATCTTTAATGGCTTTCTTTTCTTCTTCTCCTTGTGGTTTCTTTGGAAACATCATAGCAAAAGATGGGAAGATTGAGTTTAAAATGTTTGACTTTTGTAAGTACGACATTTCGCCATCTAAAAACGCCCAGTTAAAAGCACTTGTATAGCTTGGTAGTGGATAAATGTCTTGTCCTACTTGGTGATTCTCGTAAACATACAATTGTTCTGTATCTTTGCAATGTTTTGAATAGCGTTTAATAGTTCTGATTTCAATTTGACTCCACCAATCATCACAAATAAAGTAGTTTTCTCCGTCTTTGTCACGTCTTACTTTCTCAGAACCTATTGATTTTACTCCTACTAAGTCGCCTAAACTATTAAAACGTAAAATAAAGTACTTTCTATTGTGTAAAAGAACGTCTTTTGTTATTGTGTGTAAAGACTTTTTTAAGTTTAAACGTCTTTCAATAGAATAAACTTCTACTTTGTCTACTGCCGTTGCGTTTTCATCTACCTTTAACTCATAACCACCACCGATAATTGCGTTAGTTTTAAAGTCAATGATTGATGAGTGCAATGGACTTGTGTAATAAAGTTGGTTAATCATTTGAGGATACAAGTTATCATCGCCAAATCTGATATATCCATTAGTTTGTTGCCTTGCGTTTACATACGGAAGACTTAAATTGCCACCCCTAACTTTTAAGAATGGTGTTGAGAAAGATTGATAGCTTGACGTTTCAGTCATCTCTACGCTTGTACTCTTTCCAATGTTGAATCCAAATAATTTCATTCGTAAATTGAATTTATAACTACTCCACTGACAACCATACGCCCCTCTTCAACCGCTATCAAGCCAGTTTCATCAATGGGCAAAGTCTCACTTTCATAGATTGTATATGTATATTGCCCAATGTTAAACGAATCGCTTGTCGTTTCATCCATTAGGAATAAGTTATATCTGTTTGTATGTTCTGAAATGTCAGTACCAACCCACAAAATAGGGTCACTTGCTTTGTTGTACTCATTTTGAAACACGAATAAATAATAAGGATTGCTTATTGTAGTCGACTCAGTCAAAGTCAAACATATTTTATTCTCTTGATTTTGTTCTATATAAATCATAACTATATTGTTGTAAATTACAAAAATGTTTAAAACAAAAAAACCCCCACCATTTAAGATGAGGGAATTTTGAAAAGTGCTAAAAGAAATTAGTCAATTAAACCAGCGATGATATCCGCATCTACTTCTTTTGCTAAGTATAAATTCTCTGCAAGTAATACTACTGAGTAAGATGAGCCATCTGCCTTAGCAGTTCCAGAACCTTCAGTTACCGCAGACAATTGAGCGTTTGGAAAATACCAATACTTCTCGTTTGCGTCTTTAATAATAACCGCTAAGTCTCTTTGTCCTTCTCCTAAGATTTTCAATGAACGAGATTTTGAAGCCTCACGTCTTGAAAACATTAATGTGATAGTAGCAGTCACGAATTGTGAACCTTTTACTAAGTCGTTTGATTCTTCTTCTGTGTAGTTACCTGAGTTTCTACGAATTTCAAAAGGGAAAAAACCAGAACCAGTAGTAGTCATTGCATCAATTGTCCAAGTTGCATCTGTTTCTGTAATTGCAGTAATGTTTGCTTGGTCATTAATTAATACTTGTGTAATTCCTCCGATGTTTCCATCGCATCCTTTTGTGATTGATGTAAGTGTTGTACAAGACATATTTTTAAATATAAAAAAAGGGCGGTGTATATTGCACCACCCTCTTTAGTTAGTAATTAATTCTTATGAGTAAAGAACGATTTCTGTTGGGTTAACATAAGCAAAACCAACTTTCAAATTCGCACGTGTACGTAAGTAAGGCTCAGCAACTGTGTCAGACAAGTTAACTGCTTTCAATGCTTTACCATCTCCTTCTCCGTCAAATGCGTAGATTAAGTTGTTTTTCAAAGTCAATACCATATGATTGTTTGGCATACCTTCAGCAACTACAACTTTAATTCCTAAGAATGTTAAAGCTAATGGAGTTGTGATGTATGTTTGAGTGTTACCAGATGCAGTAGCTAATTCTAAAGCGTTTGCTACGTTTGATGCAACGTACAATCTTAAGTCTGCTTTTTTACGGCTGATTGTTGCTGGTGCAGCAGCTAATACTTTAACGATTTCAGTGATAACATTTGAAGATGTGATAGTCGCTTTAGCAACGTCAACAACTCCACCATCAGCTTTCAATTTTTTGATGTAACCATCACACAAAGCCAAAGTTTCGTTTGTGCTTGTTGTGTCACCAGACCAACGGATGTACTCAACAGACTCTTGAATTTGTTTAGCCATCTCATCCCAGTAGTAAGACATAAAAGAAGCAACAGAAAAATCTCCGTTAGAACCTTGAGCCATTTGTAAAGCTAAGAAAGACTGCTCTAAATCGAACTGACATAATTGAGCCATAGCAGATAAAGAACAAACATCAATATCAACTGCGTCTAAAGCGTCAGTTGGTGCAGAGAAGTTGCAAGTTGCTGGTTGTAAGATGTTACCAAAAGTAACGTTTGCTAATTTAGTAGCAGACTTAATGCCCGGCAATGAACGATAGTTGTCTACGATGTCTTCAGAGATGTAAGAACGACCATAGAACTCATTAGGGTTAGGACATAACAATGCGTTTGTTTCGATGTCCAAATCAAATTTAAGATTTCTTTCCATTTTTATTATTTATTAAATGCGTTTCTGTACGCAGTAAATTTAGCGTGAGCTGATAATTTAGTTTCTACTACTTCTTCAGTTGGCTCAACTTCAACTTCTAAAGAGTTTTTTAAGTCTGCAATAACTTGCAATACTTCGTTAATTTTTTCGTCAATTAAAGGCATAACAATAGACGTGATTGCTTCTGAATCCATTGCTGGGTCAATAGCCATTTCGACTTCTTCCTCAACTTTTTCTTCTTCAACTACTTCTTCCATTGCTACTTCTTCCTCAACTGGTGCGTCTGTTGCTGGCTCATCTGCCATCTCAACTTTTTCGCCCATCTCTACATCTTTAATCTCAACAACTTCTCCATCTTTTACGATATAGATTTTGTCTTCGATTTGATGCTCTCCATCTGGTAGCTTCATACTATATTTGTTTTGTGATTGCTTTTTTGCGTCTTCCAACTTCATACCTAAAAACCCCTCAATTGAGAATCCTACTTGTCCGCTTTCAACTAACTTAGTGTAATACTCTTTGTCTGTGATTTGTGCAGTCAACATCAACGTTCCTTTTGGTACGCTAATTCCGTACGATGAAAGTGATTTGTCTTCCATTGGGTTTTCAACTATCCACGCTTCAAGAATGTACGCTGGTACTTCCTTGCTTTTGTCGTGTTCTAAATTAAAAAGATTTTGGTTGTTTAAGTTGAACATAAACTTTGAAAAGATTTGCTCTATTTCTTGTTCAGTAAATTCAACAAAGTATTCCTCTCCATCGTCATTTCTATAAATCTCCATTGGAATCATTGCTGGTGCAACAATACGCATTTTCGGTTCATCTTGAAATTGAAAAATTTGTTGAGAGTTAAAAGCCATTCCTTTAATTTTAACGGCTGGTTTTGAAGTGAAAGCGACTTGCTCAATTCCTAACTCATTGCCCTCAGAATACTCTGGGTCGATAGTTATTTTATAAATTGGTAAATCTGTATTCATAACAATATTGTTTTATAATTGTTAAGTGTTTAAAAATTTGTATATTTGAAGAAAAAAACGTATGGTAAAAATTAAAGAATTTGATGTTAAGAACGAAATCAATGAATTTACAATTGAGCAGTTCGAGAATGTTTCTCGTATTTTAAATGATGAGGATGTAGAAAAGTTTGAACGTTGGGCTAACCTTTTAATTTATTTAGGTGTACCAGAATCCGATGTGTACGATTTGGAGTTTAGCGAGTTTGTGGAATACATTAAGATATTCTCAGACACTAAAGTAAAACCATCAAACGAGTTTTGTAAAGTGATTGAGTTAGATGGATATACTTACACATCGCACGAAGACGAATTGAAAATATCAGTGCGTGAAATGAAAATGATTGAGAAGCAAGTATCTAACCATCCACACAATTACATTAGTTACTTGATGTCGGTATTGTTTAAGCGTAACGACTTAACTAAAGCTGAACACTACGCAGACGCACACATCAAACAAAAGGCTAAATTGTTTAGTTCTCTTTCTGCTGAACTTGCAATACCTTATGCTACGTTTATTGGTTTAAAATTATCTAACAGACTACAAAATGCACCTACCGAAGTCGTGGAATAACGTAAGTGTAGAACAATTTATGGAATTGAAAGGGTTACAAGTTGACTCTTTCGATTCTATATTTGATTTTCACGTAGAAGCAATAAGCATCTTGTCCGATACTGACATAAATGATGTATATGATTTGGATTTTGACGAGTTAACGGAACTAATAAAAGAGATTAACTTCATAAATCGTGACCCAAATAAACCAGTAAATCGGATAATTGCCGATTTGCACTACATAGGTTTACAACATTTAAAAGTTGGAGAGTTTATAGACTTAGAGCATTACTTTACTAACAACTATTACGCTCACTTGTCAGACATTTGTAGCGTTGTTTATAGAAAGAAACGTTTTGATGAGTGGGATAATGAAGTAATGGAGCCGTATGAGTACGATATTGAGCAAAGAAAACAACTATTTAAAGATGTTAAATGTACCGATGTATTCGGAATAGTGCAAGAGTATATAAAATTTCGTGAAAACTTTATGGAAGTTTATATCAATCTATTCCAAGAACCAGCAACAGATGAAATTGAAGACGATTTGACCGATGAGGAAAAGGAAGAAATAAAGAAAGAAGACAATCTAAACAAATGGTCGTGGGAAAAAACGCTTTACATCTTAGCAAATGAGGACATTACTAAGATTGACGATGTCCTTAAAATGAATCTTATCTTTGCTTTTAATATGCTATCAATGAAGACTGAACTACAACTTTAAAAGAATGCAGTTGTTGGGTCTGTTTTTAGATTTGGATAAGGCGAGTCAATCCAGTTAAATTTAATAGATACCATTGGATTGTTTAGAATCTTAGCCATTTGCAAAAGTGGGAATTGTTCAAACTGCCAAGCAATAAAGTCTTGTGTTACTTCTGCAAGTATATCTTTAACGTCAGAACGTCTTAACCATTTGTCAGTTATTGAGTAAGGCGGTATTCCTCTACTCGTTCCCTCATCTAAAAACAAATAATAGTACATCGCATTAATAGTGATATCTATTTTATTTATTTTATCTCCTATCATTGCAGACACACGTATTGAATCGTACAATGCACCATCTTGATAAAGACCTAAGTCTTTAATCTCTTTCTGCAAAGACCTTGCTAACTTATTACGTGTAGCGTATTTTACTTTAAATGTTGCCATTAGTTTGATGTTTCAATTGGTATAACACATTCTGGTAGATTAGCAACTTCAAATGTAATACTCATTACCCAACCAGCACAATAGTCCAAATCAAAGTTGTTTAATGGTGTTGTGTTCATTGGGCTTATTACGTCAATGCTTAAATCTTGACCATCGTAAAAGTACAAATAAAAATCGTTTAATATCAATTCAGTATCTGATAAAATAGTATTAATATTTTGTCTATCTTTTTGAATAATATCCAAGCAATAAATATCAAAGTTAAATTGACGTGTATTAAGTCCAGCACTTGTTGAAGTTGGTACTGCATAAACGATTGGATACTTCTCGTCTTTAGTAGCGAAGTTTGGCATCTGTTCTTTGAAGTCTGAACCGAATTTTTTAACTTGAAAATGTGCGTCACAAAACGCAGTCATCTTATTTATAATTGTTTGGTAACTCATAGCGTTGCACTTTCTTTTATTTTATTCATTTTATTTTGTGATGCCGTTATATCAGATTCAACAACAACCGCTTTAATAGTTGGTTGTTCCATACCATTATTGGTAGAACTTAGATTGTTCGCTTGGTTGTTTCCGCTTGAATACATTTGAGTTTGAGGAGACATCGTAGGAATTGATGAAGCCGTAGCACCACCACCGCCACCACCAGTTGCACCACCACCTTCGAATGTAGTAGATGAAATCTTTTTAATATTAGCAAGACCAGAAGCAACTGCAATCGCAGCGAATACCGCACCGAGTATTGGGTTACCAGCAGACGCAAACGCAGATGTAGCACTCTTATAAGTGTCAATTGTAGCATTAGCAATATTAACCGCCTTTTGTACTTTAAACGCTTTCTTTTGTGATTCTTTAGATTTACCAGCGAACGCTTCAGCAAGTGAACTGATAGCACTTAAACCACCTTGTACGGCTTGTATCTTTTCGTCATTTAATTTCTTTTCTTTTGCCTTTTCAGCCTCACGATATTTGTCGTTTGTTTCTGTTAATTTTGCATTCTTTTCTGCTTCAAGTTGAGCCATTAAAACAGAATCGCCAACCGCTAAATCTTGTTTTGCTTTATACTCATTACGTATCTTTTGAAGTTCTAATTCTTGTGCAGTCTTACCAGTTTCAGCTTTTAATTTAGCAACCGCTTCAAGACGTGTTTTTTCCTCTCCTTCAAGTTTTACTTTTTCATCTGTCTTTGCCTTTTCAGAAAGTATTAACGATTGTTTTGTTTCATCATCGTATTTTTGATTAATTGCTTTCTTATCATTAAACTCTTGTTCTTGAAGTTGTAAGTCAATTGTCTTTCTTTCTTCAGCAGTTAACTTAGAATTTTTTGCATTATCAGCTCTAAGACGTGCGTACTTTGTTTCGTTTGATTTTAATTCTTTATTGATTCCCTCATCCATCAATGCGATGTTTGTGTCCTCAATTTGTCTTGCAGTTTCTAAACGTTGTTTAGCATATTCTTGTTGATCTTGTTTTCTTTTTTGTGCAGACTCTTTGTTGTTCTTTGCAATCTCCTCATTTTTCTTTGCATTCTCAGACGCTTCTTGTGCTTTAATCTTTTTGACGTTATACGTACTATCTTCGATTAACGTTTTAGTTTCTTTTAAGCCCTCTTTTATTTTTTCAATTTGGTCTTTATCCAATGAATGACTAACCGCATTGTCTTTAAGTTGTTGTTGTAATGCTTTTTGTCTTAGTTGAGCCGTTTGAATAATAGCCTTTTGTTTAGCAATCTCTAATTGAGTTGTATTTTTACCCTCAATTTTTGCTATCTCAATTTGTCTGTCGTATGCAGTTGCTATCTTTTCGCCTTTAGTCTTGTAAGAATCTGCAATCTTTTTGTTTGACTCAATAGATTTTTTAGCTTTGTCTTCTTCTGCAAAGTTTGTAAGCCCTAACCAATCAGCAAAATCTTTTAATTTCTGAATAACAAAGTCAAATGCTTTAGACATTGCGTCAAGTATTGGCTTAATAAGTCCGAGTTTGTTTGCTAATAAAACCAAACCAACAACAACTGCAACAATAACAGCTACAAGTAAGAAGATAGGATTTGCTAAAAGCTGAAGTCCAAACGTAACAAACGCTTTACCTAATTGACCAACAACTCCAATAAGTCCTTTGATTGAATTACCTATGTCAGATGGTTTTAAATTAGTCAACGACTTTCCAAACATAGAAGCCTTTTGGCTTGCTTCCTCAAAGTCAAGACTCATAATAGAATCTTTCATTGAGCCAAATGAATTACCTATCTGCTCAAACTTAGAACCAGAAGCAAAGTTTTTAACCGCTTCGTTTGCATCTGATAGTTTGTCTTGAAGTTCCCCAGCACGTTGTGCCAATTGTTGCATTTGTTCTGGGTCGGTAGCATTAGCCAACTCCCCCTTAAGTTCTCTTAACTCACTTTTTATTTGTGCCAATCCACCTAACTTAATAGGAATCTCTATACTTTGTCCAGCCATAACTATATTGTCAGTTGGTTTGTTTTCGTTTTATAAGTTATCTTCCGTTAGTAACTATGTTTAAAGTTCCGTTTCTGTGAACGTAAACATCTCCAAAAGAAAGCCCAGAGTCTTTAGCTTCTCCCTCATTTTGGAATACTGGAATATTTGCCAATCTAACAACTCCAAATTCAGCGTTTGATGCTTTCATACTTGGTACAATTATACCATCGTCAGTAGGCGTTAAATCGTTTCCTATCCACATTCCTTTTAAACCGCTTCCAATTACGTTACCACTTCCCATAACAATCGCTTGGGCAGATGAGTCTATTGCATTGATGCTATTGTTTACGGCATTGCTTATTCCTTGAAAGATTGACGAGTTTTCCGATTGAGTAATCATCTTTGGAATGCTACTTTTAAACGCTACCAAATCAATATCAGTATCAATGCTCATCAACTCTACTTTTGTAAGTAACTTTTGGTTAACTGAATAATCAATTATTTTGTTTATAGTCCACCAAGAATTATCTATGCGTATTTTATCATTTAATTTTAATGATTGAATATCTAACTCGTCTAAGTCAAAGTAAGCAATTAACATTTTACCAGTATTAATCTGCGATATAGTTCTTCTCCAATATTGGTTATACAAGTTGTTGTTTGTAGTTTGAAATCCAGTATAATAATACAAATCGCACAAACCAAAATTAATATCAAAACTCGGTTTCAATGGGTCATCCCAATGTCCAGCGTATGGATAAAATACTAAGCCAGTTTGTCCAGTCGTTCCATAATCGTACAAATTAAACGTATTGCAAGACTTTAATCCACCATCATACAAAATTCTCAAATTAACTTTAGGTTCTGCAAATGTAAAAGATGGAACGTAAGCATTGAATGGAGTTTGTAATAATGGAGTAGGGCTAAAGATTAATTCTTTTTTGTCAACTCCTTTTATATATTCGTTGTCAAATGTAAACTCTACTTGACCAAAAACTTCGCGTGTTGTATCAAAGTATTTTTTATTCGCTTCGTCTGAATCTTGTTTGTATGTAAGTTGTATTTTCTTACCAGTCAATTCAGGTAAAAATTGTAATGTTTGGTCGCTATCTTTTGCAAGTTTATAAGTCCAATCTTTCTCAGTTCCACTATCAATAAAATTGTCACGTGTTGTTAAGTTCAATATGTTTGGATTGTTTTTGTCTGATTCAATGTAAAGGTTATACATCTGAAAGATTGACTTCAAGAAATCCTTTTGCTTTATCTTTGCTGGAATGAATCCACCTAAACTAATATTTGCACCACTTATAACGGTTGTTGAAGATGGTAGTACTTTTATTTTAACTGAATTGGCTACCATTTGAGAATTGATAAAAACCGCAGAACCCCAAGGAGAACTATTTGCACTTCTCCAATTCATAGCATTAGGGCTAAAATTGGCATTAGGTGCTATTGATATGTGAATCCCTATTGCAACTCTCAAATCATCTCCAGCAACAATTCCAGAAACTGGTATGTTAAAACTTTTAAGTTTGTTATCTATATTTGTACTTGGTGCAGAACTTAATGTTAAAGGCACACTAATAGGGTCTGAATAAGTTACTGAAATCTCCGCACCATTTTTATATATAGCTATAAATGGTCGAATATACATTGCTGAAAAATTGGCAGTACCACTAAGAATAAGCCAATTATCAATTAAGTATGCAATTGCACCACTTGAATTAAGTAAGTTAATTGAGTAGTCAATATCCACTTGGAAATTATAAGCATCTCCAGTACTTAATGTAAATGGTGTGTCGTATGTTCCAGTCGTTGGATTAAATAAGTTTAATTCATCTACTAACTCAGTGTAATTTGTAACAAATGTACTTGCTGGTGTATTGAATAAAGTACTAAATGATTTTGTTGCCGTTGCCTCTACTAAATAATTATTATAAATATCCCTTTTTACATCTCCAACAAATGGAATAAGTAACTTGTCAAACCTATCAACTTCTAAAGAATCCCAATTGTAAGAGAATCCTTGTGATGAAAATATTTTATCGAAGTAAGTCTTTGCGTATATTGCTGGCTTTGCTTCTTTGATTGTGTAAGTATTTGTATTCTGGTAGCCTAACAAATATTTGTAACCATCGTTTACATCGTGTGTCCAACTCGACACAATATTTGCCGAACTAATAACGTGGTCTAAATCGCTAAAGTCTAAATCTGTTAATTCGCTATTGTCTAACTTTACAAAGAAATCGGATGCATCGTCTTTTACTAAAACTTCATACTCAACCGAATCTTCATAGTTTGCCGTTTCTTGTTTCTTATTTACAGATAACAATTGTAATACTGCATTCTCTAAAATAGGTATTCCATTTTGAATGATGCTACATCTTGTCAATGTGTCTATGTTAAAATTTCCAGTTTGAATGTTAACATCGTAGTAGTGATTCAAAAGATTATGATTGTTCTTTGTGCCACTTAAAATTATAGACTTTGAAAACGCACCGCTTCGTTTTGACACATCTCGAATATCTGCCACTCCAAAATTCAAAGGAAAAGCAGTTCCTTCTTTGACATCTAAATAACCACTTTCTAATTGAATCTGTACGTTAAACATTTATTGTGTTTTGGTTTGCTAATTTAATTGTGATTGTTTTACGAATAAGGTTTTTGTTGCGTCTTCTGTTAACCTCAAACGATGAATCTGTTACTTGACACGAAATGTAGTCATCTCCGAATCTAACAAACGTCAAAGGCGAAGTAAGTAATTGCTCAAAGTACACGTTCATTTCTTCAGTCATCCAGTCGGTGTTAAGTTCGAATGTTTTATCTAATTGAATTGAGTATGCCGTTTGTCCAAATTCAGTTGTTGCATAGTTCCACATTTGGGAACTTACATAACCTTGATTAACTTTATTATATGTTTGACGTGTTACGCTTCCGTTCTCGTATGATTTAAGACTGAATCCAAATGAAGCGATGCTTCCCATTCTGTCCATAAAATAAACATCGTACTCGTTTATTCTACAACGTTGGTCAACATCAATGTTATAGTATTGAGAAAACTCGTCTAACCCATCGTTTACTATTTGAAATGAAATTGTTGTTGTGTCTTCGTCAACCATTGGCAAAGAACCTGAATCTATAATGTCTGGGTTGCCATCAACTCCAATGCATAACTGAGTCATTATGTTTGCGTTTGTTATGCTATATCTGAATTGTCCAGTATTGGTGTAAATAATACAATACAAATCTGACGTTTCAAAGTTGTTTGCTACGTTTAACCACAAGTTTTGTGTCGGTGTAATTGAAAATCCAGTAGTTGGTAAGTCTGTTACAAATAATTTTGTATTACTAAAAGTATCAATTAAGTATTGATTTTCATTGTATGTAGTGTAATCTACCCACGAACGAACCCCATTAAACACATACTTATCAGATTCTGTAATTATGGCTAAAGTTTGAGTCTTTCTATTGTCTGCAAAGTAAACGTTTCCATCTATTGTTGCGTTGTTTACGTTTGACCATAAAGCACTAATAGTAAACTGAGTTGAAGACTGCACCGACTTAACAACGAATAAGCCCTCAATAAGTGGATTTGCTAAACCATCATCAGCTTGTTTAATGCTTACTTGGTCGCCTACAACAAACGTATGTGTCGCACTTGTAATCTTTACGAATCCAGCGTTATTTGTTAATGAACTTGAATAAGCAACTCCTTGTATGTATTCCTCTCCTATCTTAACATCGTAGTTGTAATAGCAGTCGCTTGGATTTGTTACGTTAATATTGAATGTAACTTGTGATTGCAGAAGTTTAGATAAATCTATTTGTCCGTATCCATCACTGAATCTCGGTAATACTTTATACTCTCCTATTTTTGTAGCCGTGCCACTTGCATACACTTGAAAGATATATTTAAAACCCAACTTGTTTTTATTCGTTGAATTGTATATAAACATCAAAGGGTTGTATGCTGGTGCGAAGTCGTAAACTTCTGCAATCTTAGTCATCGCCATTATACTATCGGTGTTACTTCTTTTGGTACGTATGTAATCAATTCCAATTCTTTAACCCACAAAAATAATTCGTTTGTGCAGTTGCTCATTTCTTCCGTTGAGATAATCCAATTATCTTTAGCGTCTTGAATTGGGTTGAAGTAAGAATCATCTGTGTACAATTGTCCCACTAAAGAATCTTTTTGCTCTTGGTTTAATAGACCTACTAAGGTATTTAAGTCTTCGGTTGTAATTTGGTTTAGTTTCATTATACTTGTCTATTTAAAGTTGTTTGAAATGCTTGTACTCGTGTGTAAAGGTTTAATGCTTCGGTGTCAGTTAGTCCGTCTCCAATGGTAGTAAATGCAATTTGTCTACTGCTATATAACTCTCTTGATACGTTATTCACATTTCTTGCTCCTATCGTTATTTTAATTGTATTTGGTGCGATACTTGCTCTTGTGATAATTGTTTTAGTGTTATTTCTAAAATAATTCATATCTGAAGATGTTATTCTTGAAATAAGATTTTGACCATCACTTGAACTATTTGAAAACCCAGCTACTAAATTTGTGTTAATTGTTGAGTAATTAATGTTACCAGTAAATCTTGAAACTATTTGGTTATCATTACCAGCAACAGAAGCAGTTGTACAACCAATATCTGTAAAATTACCAGCTGAATTAGTTCTGTTATAAATTGATAAGTGAGCCGAATTTTGAGCCATTAAATTAGACGTTAAAAACGTGTCTGCATATCCATTAGTTCCATTAGGAGTAATTCCATTTGCATCGTGCGACCATCCACCTAAAAACGCCAACCTAAATGAAGCATCTTCATCTAAAGCATTTGCCAAGTTGAATTTGTGTGTTGTAGCAGTACCACCTACGAAAGGATAGACTGCTTTTAACTTGCTCCATATTCCATCAGTTTTTAAACCTTGTACTAAAGTGTCTACTGCACTTGTGATAGTTGCGTCTTGTATATTGGTTGCACCTAAGAACAAACGAGCGTTAACGTCTGTTGCATTCGATGAATAAATTGGTGTACCTACTTGGCGACCTAACGTAGTTTGGAACTTTTGAATACAATAATAAATATTGCCATTATCTTCTTGTGTTATTCCAGAACCAGCAAAGAAAAACGATGAAGGTCTTGGAGAGAATGAATTAACTCCCCCAGCATTATATGCAAATAAAGTAGTGTTGATATTTGGCGGTGTTCCAATAACTGCTGGTGTTTTACTTAATAATAAAGTGTTATTTTTATATGCAAATAAATTATTGCTTGTATCTACTCCAGTATGAAAGAACGCATTAGTTGTTGCATTTGGTGTTGAGATATTATTAACTCCTCCACTATTTTGAAAATAAATAAGATTACTAAATGAAGCAATTAAACAAGCATTTTGAAATCCATCTAAATTACTACTACCATAATCCACTTTACCACTTAAAGTATTATTAACTCTACAATATGTTCCCATTGAAGATTGTGTACCTAAATGCGTGCGAGGATTAAAGTTTAAGTTTCCGTAACCATTTGTTCCGTTTGGAGTAACTCCGTTTGAATCGTGTGTAAGACCACCAAACCAAGTAATCTGATGCAGTGAAGTATTAACTAAATTGAACGAATGACTTGATGCAGTTCCACCTACAAATGGGTAGATTGCTTTCATCTTGTCAAATACTCCGTACTTCTTTAAGTCAACGCATAAAGTGTTTATAGCACTTTGAATAGCTGGGTCAGTTATACCAGTTGCAACAAAGAATGCAGAAGCGTTAGAATCGAATCCACCTAAGAATGAAAGACGATTATAAGCTGAGTAGCAATATCCGTACATCTTAACCTAATACTAAAGCAACAGAACCACTCGTTAACGTCAAACCGCTAAACTGAACATCGTTAATTGGTGTAATGATTGCACCAGCTTTAATTGCTTTCGTTGCGTCTGCTAAGTACGTACTTTTTACATCCGAACCAGCAACACGAATAGAACTAAAAATAGTATCTTCAAGTACTACGATAGCATCAATTGTTTTGTTTGTTGCAGTTGTGTTGTTTAAAATATAACTCCCTAAGTTAGCGACTAACTCGCCCATTAAATTTGTTCCCATTTTTTCTCTTTTTTATATATTGTTTAAAATTTACTTTTTGTTTTTAGAATGCCATATAAGCATCGTCTGAATAATACATCTCACGAATGAACGTAGTAGCGTATCGTATCGCATCCATAGCATCGTCAAATAGTTTAACTGGCTCATCTGTTATAATGTCGCCTACTTTCTTCCACTTGTAGTTATCGTATTCTTTTTTCAATGGTGGATAGTCTTCAGCAAATACTCCGAATGTCTTAACGTTGTCTATTCCTTTTTTAACTACCTTGTTTGCATTGTTTACATTGTAGCCAGCAGTTTGTAATTCTGCTATGATTTCAGGTCTTGAATAATCGGCTAAGATGTCAGCATGCTTATCTACATTCAATTGCTCAAAGCGTTCAATTAGTTGTGTAGTCGTTAAATATGATTCGTATATAATTGGCTCAATGTAAATGTCTTTGTCACAATAGTAAACTTTAACCAATGCCGTTGGGTGATTGTAACCAAAGTCAAGACCATAAACAAAATTAGTAAAGCGTGGCTCTCTATGTTTTACAAATGTCCAATTCGAATAGATGTTTAGTTTGCTTATTGCTTTCTCTCCAAGTGCGTAAATCTGATACAATGCTTCATCAGTTCTTTGCAAGTCTTCAATCTGACGTTTGATTGATTCAGGTAGAAACGGATTATCTTTATACGTTGACTTAATTAAAACGCTTTCATTCTCCGGTAACTCATACAACCAAGATGCAGACTCGGATGGATTATAGTCGAATATAAGTTTTGATTCAGTACGCATATTCAATTGTTGGAAGTCTTCAAACCAAAGTTCGTTTGCTTCATTGCACCAACCTATATCACGTTTTCGACCACGTATCTTTTGCTCATCGTCAACACTAAAGAACTCTACTATCGAACCATTTGCAAAGCGATATATATTTTCGCTCATATTGTGGTTGCTCTTTTCGTATAAGTCTAAGTCTTTAAGCACCTCGAAGAAGTCACGCATCACGGTTGCACGTAACGCTGGGAAAGTTTTACGAACTATTGATACTACCTTGTTTGGATTAGCCAAGCACCACACAATAAGCAACTGACAAAGCGAATACGTCTTGCTTGAACGTGAACCACCTTGGTTAATCAGAAAGCGAATAGAATTATCTTCTAAGGCTTTGTAGTTTTTCTCAAATACTTTCGTTGCTCGTATCTCCAACTATCGTAATTTTAATATCACTTACTTGCTGACCTTGTGTTGTTATGTCGGTGCGTTCAGTTAAGTTGTTTAGTCGTTGTGTAATTGATGGATTGAATTGTCCAACCATACCGCCTTCAATTTGGTCTTGTCGTATTGTTCTCTTTATACGTGAACAGATAGCCACATACTCATTATATCTATTATCTCTATTCTCAAAATATTGATGCACACAACCTATGTTATCCTCGCAGAAATTAAGAAACCCCTCGAATGTTAACGGCGGTGTATGGAACTCAGACTTAACTCCAGTTGCGGTTGCTTTTTGTATTTCACGTGGCTTTAAACTACCCTTGTATTGTTCGAATAGTTCTTGCATTGCTTCTGGTGTCTTTATGTATTTTGGTTTCATTTGTAATGTTTTAGAAATTCGTCTTCACTTACTGAAGTTATATTTAGTTCGTGCGGTTCGTCAGATGTGTACTCGTAAAAGCAAACGTGCGTATCTTCATCCATTAAAGATGGTAACATACGTTGCATTCTTTCAAACATTGAACGAGAGTATTGAATTATATAGTACTTCATACTGACTTTTTACGTCTTGTTTTCTTTACTGGTGCTTTTTCAATTGGTGCTTCAATAACTTCTTCTATTTTCTCCTCGTGTGATTCAATTAAATCATCGTGCGAAACGACCTCTTTTTCATCTTCAAATAAATGCGTGTAACCTAAAGCAATTAATCTACGTTCTTGCATTGGTTTAATAGTGTTTAAGTCTATTTTTATCATACCTAAAATTCCATCGTTAATAGTTATCGTTTGTCCTTTGTATTCTTCTTTAACTTTCATATCGTTTTATTTATATTGTCCGTACTTTTCAAAATGTTTTATTGACTCTAACATCTCAACTATCATAAAATGTGCGGATGTGTTACTTATGTTAAAATGTTTAGCAATCGTGCGACTGGTAGAAATTCTCTTATCAAAATACGTTTCAAAGAATATCAATTTAATTCTGTCCGTTATTTGACCTCTATAATTTTCTAATATCTCCAATCTTTCACTAAACTTTATTTCGTCTTCAAGTGAATCGTCAATAGAGTCTTCAATGTATTCGTTTTCTACTGAATTTATAATCTCTTTCTTTGAGTCTGACTGCCATAGTAATTCACATTTGATTAAATGCAGAAACATTGCTTTAGCTTCGTGTTCTTCTTTGTACTGGTACTTAGACTCACTTGCTTTAATGTATGCGTTGTTTATTATAGTATCAATGTCAAGTTGTGAATTCAATCTGCTGACAAAATACCGAGTATATCGGTTTATTTCATCGTAATTTTTCGATATGTAGTTATTTAGTAATGCTATCATACCAATTATAAAAGTCTTTTATCCAAATTCTGCGTCTTACTTGACTGCAAAAGCATTCTTTCTCTTTCTCTCCAGTTACTCGAATACGAATAGCGGATAATTTTATGCAAGTTGTCTTTGCTGACTTTATAATTGGGTCGGCATCTCGTAGCTTTTCGATTAGTTCTATTTCAGTTTCTGCAAACATAGTTGAATAGTGTATCCGATTAATGAAACAAAGCAAGCCATAAAAAAGTCTTGAAAATAAAAAAGTGCAAACCAAAAAGATAAGCACTTCATACAACTAACTGCGGAATATATCGCATCGGTGTATTTATTTACCTCAATCTGTAAAAATAACCTATCAAATTGACGTTGTAATGGTTCAAAATTAGCAAACCACCACGCAAAAGAAATTAAAAATAGTATCTCCATATTTGCAAATATAAAATATTGTATTATAGACGCAACATTTTGTTAATAAGTTATACTACATAAGGTATAAAATCAATAATTTGTTAATAAGTTATATCAGTTAGGGTGTAAATTCTTTACATTTTCTTTTATAATACTCTGCAAGTTCTTTTAACTCGTCTTTTGTGTACTTTCTTGTAATGTACGCACGTTCACGTAACATAGTAAATTCATCCGTTCCTATCTTATTTTCTAAGTGTATCCCGTATTCGATTAGGTTGCCACTCAAAAAAGTATTGCAGTGTTCACATTGTAAGTGTACATTCATTTCGTCAAATCGTACGTTTGTATGTGTGCCAGCAGAAAAATAGTGTCCAGCGTTCTCTTTCTTTGGTTTCTTTTGACACGATATGCAAACATTACCAGCGTCACGCAAACGAATATATCTGTTGAAGTGTTGTTGTGCTATCTTGAAATAGTCTTGAAGTGTCATAATTTGCTCTTTTAAGGCTTTCTTATGAACTTTCTTTATCTTTTCAAGGTTCTTTATTGCTTGTTTAGTTTTAGTGCATACAAAGCAAAGTTTATCCGTAGTTAGATGTGGTATGAATATCGTTTCACATTCCTTGCACTTTTTATCGTAGTTAGTTTTCATCTTGTTTTACACTTCTATATTGTTTCTCGAAATCTTCTATTTCTTTTATCTTTTGAATTTCTTCTACTTCATTAATAATTGTGTTTATATTATCTAAAACCATTAATAAATAATGGTCTTTAGTATTTGCAATTTGTATACGGATATAAGTATACATTTGAATTAATTCTTCTTTAGTTCTTTTCATATTCCATTTGTTAAATTTTCGTTTATCTTTTTCAACTGCTCTACTTCTCTTGTTAACTCCATTACTTTTTTATGTTCTGCATATAATAAAGTTTGGTATTGTTTATTTTCGTCTACTAAAATGTTAAAAGTAGTTCGTGCGTCTTGCAGAAAATCAAAGTGCTTTTGCATTGACTCAATTAAATCTGTTCTATGTGCATTCTTTTTTTTGATATCATCTATTGAAATCTGTAAAGACTGCGTTAACGATTCAAAAGTTATTGATGCTTCTATGATTGCTATCTGTTTCAAAATGGTAAATTATCAAATGAATTATTTGGTGCTATTGCTTTTGTACTTGGCAAAGTTAATCTTTTTATCACATCTTTACCTCTAACTTTAAAACCCAAACCAAAATTATAGTCCATCATCATTGGTTCGTTTAATAGTGTTGGTTTTCCGCCAGTATCTGTATCTTTAATCTTTACGACTTCAACCATTGTGTAGTTCCATAAATCTGGATGTTGTGTCAATCTATGAACTACTAAAAAATCGTCTGCCTTATTTGCAAATGCTTTTCCGCCCTCAATGTCTGACTTTAATGGTGGCATAACGTTTCCAGACCATCCGTGTTTTTCTGGATATACTGCCGAACGTCTACCACTTGCTGAACTTGGATGGGCGTTTATGTAGATTGTTTTACCATTCTTTGTGAAGTGCTTTAAATCGTTTAATACATCGTAGTTTGAACTATAAGACATCGGAGTTTTTAAACCATTGAACGGGTCAATCAAATGTACATCGCATTCTGCTTTATCAAAGATGTTTAATAATTCATCTGGAGTGTATCGTTTGGTATTATCTACAAACTTAAACGAATTTTCGAGTATTGTTTCGTATCTTCTAACTTCGTTATATGTTAAATCCATAAACTTTTTACCTGCATACATTTGAATTAAATCACGCATTACTTTACCTTGATAGTTCTCATCCATAAACAAACAAAACTTTAAATTGTGATTTGTTGCAAGTGCTAAAAAATACCATTCTAAAAAATATGTTTTACCTACGTTGTCGTGTCCTAACAAAACATTTAGTTGTCCTTGCTTATGAACGAAAAAATCGTCTAAGTCACAACCTAATTTTAATCCAGAGGGAACTTTTCCCTCCAGATAATCGTTTAAGTATTGAGTACTGTGTCCATTGTTTAAAATCATTAGAATAGTTTTTGCTGTTGTAAATCTTTAGCGTAAATAAAACACTGATTGTCTTCTTTAAAAGATTTTTTAATATTTGTTAATATATAATCTTTTTCATACATAGGCTCAATATAAGCATAGTCATTATCAATTTGTATAAATATATATATCTCAGACTTTAAATGTTCTTTAAGGTTGTCTAAATCACAATTAAAGGTATATGTTTTAGCTCTCGTAGTTTTAACTTGATAAGTAAAACCTTTTTCATCAGCAAAATCTATCTTTTGAAAGTCTCTGTCTATTGCTTGTTTAAACAATTGTTCGCCTTGATAGTTTGCATTAAACCAAAGCTCAAATATTTTTTCACCTAATTGACCTGTTGGTAAGAATTTAATGTCTTTGTCTAATTTTATTTTTGCTATATATCTTCTCATCCTAATCTTTTTTAAATGTTCCGTTTTCCATTTTACCTGTTCTGCTTTTAATAACATTATAAGCAGAGTTAATACAATCCTCAAGTTTATAACCTGCTAGTTCTGCTAAATTTATTAATACAACAACACAATCACCAAGTGCATCGATTATTTCTGGCTCATCATTTTTTAAAATTGCTTTTGCTAATTCACCAGCTTCTTCTTGTAATTTAATATATTGTGTTTTTACATCACCTTTTTGAAAAATACCTTTTTCTCCTGCCCATGTTCTAATAGGCTCAAATTCGTTTTTTAATTTCATAATTTTATTTTTTTACAGATACTACAATTCTTTCTTGATATTTATAATTTATTATTTCTACATCTTCCGAATTAAAATTTGTAAATATAGAAGTGCTTTTTAATTTTGGTAGCTCAAATTTTGTTCTTAACGAATAAATTGAAGCTGCCCCAATATGTTCCTCATAAATATGAGCATTAGCCGCATTTATTATTACTTCTCTTGCAATTAAATTAAATTCTTTTGCAAATGAACTTAATATTAAAGAATACATTGCCATATCGTAAGGTAACCCAATAAATAAATCTAATGATCGCATACTCACAACTATATCAACAAAATTATTAATGTCCGTAACAAATTGAAAAGAATAATGACATGGAGGTAATTTCATTTTATGTAAATCATTTACATTCCACATATTTATTAATAGCCGACGACTAAATTTATTTTGTTTAAATTCATTAATTAATATCTCGATTTGATTTAAGCCATTAAAAGACAATATTTGATGGCCATAAACTGGCCCAAGATCTCCATTCTCATCTGCCCATTGATTCCATATTTTTACTCCTCTAGAATTTAAGTATTTTACATTTGTAAAGCCCTTTAACATCCATTCTAACTCAATAGCTACACTTTTTGGAAATATTTGTTTGCCTGTTACTAATGGAAATCCATCTTGTAAATTTGCTCTAATTTGCGCCCCAGTTATTTGTCTAGTCTTACCATTCCTACCAATTACTTTACTACCTTTTTTGCATACTTGATTTATAATATCAGAGTATTGTGTTTCAAATTTATTCATTTTATTTATTTTTATTTAAAAAATCATTTAAAGAACCAATATAAGCAACAGCATCAAGTAAATTATCTTCTTTATGGTTATTTGCTTGTCTTGCTAATTTTAATGCAATTAAAACATTATAGCAATCATTTATACTAATATCTTTATTAGACATTATAGAGGCTAAATTTGATGTTTTTTCCATTGATAAATGAAAATCACCGTACATTCTTGATTTTTCTTCTGATCGTAAATTAACAATCTCATTTGCTTTTTCTAAAATATTCATAATTTATTTATTTAAGTTTATTTGTTTCATTACGTGATTCATATATTTATCTTCAATTGGTTCTTGTTGTTTAATTTGGCCTAAACTACTTTTTTCCCAAGTACGCACACAAGCCTTCCAATCTTTCATTTTGTTTCTACCAACCATCCAACCTTTTGATTGATAAAATGCAATAAATGTTTCAGCATCAACATAGTTTTTTCTTTCTTTACAATAGTCTAAAACATCAAAAGCCGAAGGCGGTGTAAATGTATTATTATCATTCTTTTCTTTCTTTACATTCTTGTTAGTGGTTACTTGTTGGTTACTTGTTGGTTGATTTGTGGTTGATTCGTTGGTTGTTACTTGATAATCTTTATACTTAACTACTTGAATTATAGTACCTTGCTTATTTGATTTGACGGTTATTTCGTTGGTTGATTTTAGACGTTCTAAACACGTTCTAATTTGCTGAACTGATAAGCCAGTTTCTTTAGATAACAATTCTCTACCAGTCATTATGCAACCGACTTCAATTTTAACCCCTCTATAATTTCGCTCTTTGTGATTAGCTTTTAAAAGTAAGTGCATAAACAATCTAAATGTATTATGGTCATCGTACCACTCCCAATCAGTTATTTGTCTGTGTAATTTAATCCAACCGCTCATATTTTTTGTTTAATAAAAAACCCCATAAAATCCGTAAGGCTCCGACCTCTTACTTCATTTACAGGGTAAATAATTTCTTAATGTTCTATAATGTCGGAACGAACTACTGCAAATATAACAATTATTTCACTATCTCATCATCAAATAGCTTTATCTTATCAACAATTTTATCTAATTCGTTAACAATGTCTGCCCATCTATATCTGCCATCGTCTGATAATTTTTCTGTCATTGGCTCAACAATCTTTTCAAGCCACGAATAAAAGTTCTCACATCGTTGTTTAAACTCTCGTTTGTAGATTGGTTCGTGCGAAAGTTTGTCTAACGTGTGCAACATTGACTGCATCTGTACACTTAACGCTAAGGTCAAGTTCAAGTCTTTTTGTTGTTTAGTTGTCATCGTTTAGTATTAAAATGGTTTTTCTTCTATAATATTTTTTAATCCTTCAATGATATTATCTTTGTGAAATCCTACACATAACATTAAATTATATATGTTACGTGTAAATTCAAATACATCTTCATCATCGCAATCTGTTTCTATTGAGTATTTAACTCCGTATTTTTCAATATATGCTTTCATAAATTTTTATTTTATTTTAAGGTTATACCCTTATTTAAAATTCCCTCTCCTATCTTCGCAAAACTGAATCCAATTATCCATAGTATCACAATAGTAAATAATGCTTGGGTGCTTGTCTGCTTCTTTCAATGCTTCTGCTTTGCTTTCTGCACTTACTATAACTCGGTCTGGTTTACCGTTTGATAACCAATATAAAATTACGTACTGCTCCATAGTTTTTAGTTTAAAAATATCGGTTTAACCACCCACCGAAAAGGAGAAAATTAAAATGGTAAATCGTCTTGTTCTTGTTGTGCAAACTTCTGCGATGCCGTTTGAAGTGGTTTTTCTTGCTTTTCAGCTACTTTTACATCTCCATTGGTATAAACTACTTTGCCGTTACCAATATAACGCTTAGAAGTCTTTAAATCACGCTCTTCTTTTGTTTGCGATTCTGTTAACCCTACGTTGTTTCCGTATTGGTCTGTTGAATCATTGATTGAAATTGTCAAGTTTAAATACTTTCCGTTGTATAACTTGCTTTTGTCGATTTTTGTTACATCAATTGATGCGTTGATAAGTGTACTCATTTTACTTTGTTTTTATTTGTTTAAAATTAATAATAATTCTTGATAATACTCACGTGCAACTTCAATTCTTTGCTTTAATTTTTCAATGTCCGCTTCGTTGTATTCTACAATAAATCGTTTGACTCTTAAATCGTTTGGTATGTGGTCGAAATTGTGTAAACTTTGCACCGCTTCACGCACCAGTAAATCTTCTTCGATTAGATTCAACTTCCAATGCTCTTTACGTACTTCACTTTCTACAATGTCAAATGGTGTGTTTGTAAGACAATAAACTAATTCAGCTTGTTTGTGTCCAGTAAGCATCATATATCCTTGCAATTGCCAGTAGTACGCTTTATTTTTTAATTCTTTGTCAAACATCGGAAACGTTGCACCACTCCAACTACATTTTATATCAGCAAGTAAAGTGTCATTAACCAAATCTGGTGTACCTACAATGTAATCATTTTTAAACTTTTCTTCGTTCTTTAAAATCCAATTCCAATCCAATACTTCAGATGCTAACTCAATAGCTAAATCTTCGTTTTGATTTCCTTTATCTGTGTAGCGTGAACTAAATTCTTTGTATATGCCAAGTTCTTTTTCTCTAAACATATCTTCGACAAGCGTCTTTGCAGTGGCAGATAAAACCTCGCTTTTTGTACGAGATTCTGTCATTAAATTGCCTAACTGCGAACATCTAAATAATAAACTCATAGCGTTGCAAATGTTAATTTTTGTGATTCAGTTAATTCAAATTGAAGTAAATCTTCTTTCTTTGCAAGTCCTTTGCCTATTGCTTCAATTGCTTTATTAAAACGTTCATCTGTGATTGTTTTAACTTTCTTTACTTGTTCTCCACCAGCATCCGTATCTTTGTCTGTAACGATACCTAAAATAGAACTCAATGCGTAACGTCTAAAATAAGTTAATTGCGAACCATAGACTTGAAACTCATTCATTCCTTTAAGCGATACATCTTTAAGCAATGCCATTTTACTTTCTATTGTTTCTCCAGATTCTACGTGAAACAAAATAGTAGTTAAATTTTCGTTTTCGATTAATTGCGTAAATCCCAATCCGTGCTTTTTTAATAGTGGATTAATTACGCTAAATATTTTTGGCAAATCTGCAAATGTATAACCATAACCTTGTGTTGCTTTGTGAATTACTGGAACTTCTTGTTGAAATTCTGCTAAACTTTTAAATAGATTTTTCATTTTCTTAGTTTTTAATTGTTAATAACGTATACAAATATAAACATTTTTATTTAATTGATAACTTTTTTATCAAATTATTTTTAATCTGCCAAAAGTCCTGCAATGAATTAGCTTCTAATATATCCAATTCCGCTTCTGTTAGCTGCAATTTTTCTTCGTCTGGTATATCAATGCAAGAAACTTCTAACTCGTTTTCAACTAACTCAATTAACTCTTTAAAGTCTGGATAGTTTTTGTTTCTATCGTAACATTCCAAGCCATGTAAAATTGTAGCGTGTCCTTTTCCAAACATTTTACCGATTCTATCTAACGTCATTCTGTTGTTGCGTAGAAAATGATAAAGCACACTTCTTATGTAAACCTTTTCACGTTTACGGGATGGTGTATTCAACTCGTATCTTTCTATTAATTCTGTAATCTTAATTAAATTCATTTTATTGTTGTTTAAATGTTTCGTTGTAATATTCTTCGTCTGTTCTATTATCTGTAAATGTTAAAACTCCGTCAATTTTGCATTTTTTATTCCAAGCATCAATAATCTGTTGTTTTTCCATTTCTCTGGCTTTATCCCAACACTCTTTATTGTATTTAAAATCTTCTTCTGAATATGGTTCTGATATAAGATTATCTAATAACCATTCTACTGCTAATTGTTTCATTTTAAATCTTGTTTTAAGCGTTCCAAATAAAGTATTCCATCCATTAACTCATCTTGTGCGTGTTCAATCCAATCTAACGTGCTTAAATCGGTTCTTTCAAGTGTTACTCCGTACTTCTTTAAACCATCGTCTGCACGTTTCTCAAACTTCTTAATTACGTTTAATACTATTCTATCTATTTCCATTTTGTTTATTTTTAAAATTCGTATTCTTCTACTTCTCCGCTTCCCTCACATTCTGGGCATTCAACAATTTCTGTACATCCACCGCAACAATTCCAAGCTGGTTGCCAACAATCAGCAGATACTTCTATCCTGCCTTTTCCTTCGCATTGTTTACATTGTACTTCTATCATAGCTTTTAATTTGATTTTTAACTTCTTCCCAATAATAAATTTCCCAATGTTCACTATGTAAAATTATCTCATCAACTGCTATCAATGCACATTGCTTTGCTTTATCTTCAGATTCTAATAATTGTGTTAATATAAAATGATATTTTTCTACTAACTCTCTCGCTTTTTCTTCTGCTTTCATACTGCTAAAATTTCGGTTAATACTTTGATATATGCTTGTTCAATTCTTTCAAGTCCACGTTTGCAAGTGTCAATTCTGTTTAAGTGCTTTGCTTGTAATTCAGTGAACAAGTCTAAAGATTTTGTAAATGCTTCAAGTTTCCAAATTCTGTAATTCATTTCTTTATGCAACTCCATTAAATCGTTTGCCTTTTCTTGTAGTTTATAGTTCATCGTTTCTCGTTTAAATTGTTTAACTTAATTTGGCGAATTCTGTTTAATCGTTGCTCGTCAAACGTAGTAAAAAATTGTTTGCGTATCACATCGTTTATGTGGTTAACTCTTGGTACGTACTCATTCTCTATTTGAGTAGGTTTGTAATTAGGGTTAAATGTGTTGTGTAATGTTTTCATATCTTAAAGTTTAAAGTTAATGTGCGTTGTCAAGTCGCACCCCTTGTTTTTTTAATACCCTTTTACAGATACATTAATATTTCTTGTTTGAATTTTATTATTTGAATTACAAAACCATACTTTGTAAGAAAATGAAGTTTTACCTTCTTTTATTGTTTCTACATTTGTACGTTCTCCTAAAGTTACTTCTAACAAGTCAGCTTTGATTGTCATTAGTTGGTATGCTTTGTCTTGAATTGTCATAATTTCTATTTTTTAATTGTTTTGTTTGACAAATCTAAGTATAATGTTTATATCTGCAATACTTTTTAACAATTATTTTTAAATTATTTTTAGTTTCCCAATGTTTATGGGGGTTTCAGAGAGTGGTATAAAGCAAAAAAAGTGAGGATTTCTCCCCACTTCTAACAATTTAAACTAAAAAACTATGAAAAACTCACGTGTCCAAAAGCGAATTCAGTGCAAATATAATTAATTTATGTTATTACGCAACTTAAATTGAATAAAATCCATATAAGTTTTGTTGTTTATAGTAAACTTTTTATTGCATACTTGTCTGTCTGAGCATTGCATTCTGTGTTGAATAGTTCCAGCAGAAGTCGTGTACATACTTTTGTAATGTGGTAACTTGCCACAATTCGGACATTCGAACTTTTCGCCACCTCGTAAAACTGCATAATTAACTTTGTGTTTTGTGTATGGTGCTAATCTTTCGTAAACTTTCTCCAGTACTTTAACATCCATATCGCAGTACTCAACCATCCGTTCAAGTGCTTTAGCATCTTTGTTGAAAATGATTGCTTTCCACATATCCATACCTTCGTGTTTCAACTTTGCACCAACTCCAAGAAACTTAGCAATGTAATCTAACTTATTAGAATTGAAATTAAACTGACTTTTAGCGTGTTTAAGCGTATCTATTGTTTGGTATTGTGGAAACATATCAATCTGGTGCAACAAGCAACGTGTACGCAACCATTTTATATCGAATCGGTCTCCATTGTGAGCAACAATTTCATCTGCTTGATTTAATATCTTAATGAAGTCTTTAAGTAGTTTCTTGTCGCATTGGTTTTTGTCCCACGTTAAATGATGCACTTCGTCTTTGCCTTCCCACTTCCAACTTACACAAATAATAGCACGCTCTTTAATAATGTCGTCTGGTTGGATGTTTAAGTTGTAACCACTTCGCCAAAATATTCCAATATTAAACGATGTTTCGATGTCAAAAAACAATCTCTTTCTCATAAATAAAAATTAAGTGAATAAAAAAACCACTATTAAAGTGGCTTGTAAGGAATGTATTGTGTTTTACCACCGATTTTAATTGCTCTTAATGCTTGTTTTCTATTGTTACCTTTACGATAAGATATGTGAAACCAATTAGCGTGTGTATCGTTACCAAATTCGTAGATAGCTTGGTCAAATTCTACGTTCTTAATTATCCAGTCGAATAACTTTCTATCTGTCAGTTCTAAATCGAATGCTTCGCCTTTTGTGTGTTGGCTTACACTCGCACCGCCTATCAACTTATTAAGCTGATTGCATCTAAAACCACTACTTATTTTAATTGGTGCGTTTAAATGCTTTCTAATAGGTTCAAATACATTCTCGCATAGTTGGATAGCATTGTTAACTTGTGTGCTATTCATTACGTTGTGAATGCCTTTCTTTATTGCAGTAGGCGAATAGCTAAACTCTTGAATTGTTACGTGTCTACTTAAATTCATATCATTTTTGGCTTAAAGATAAACGAAATAATCGTAATACAAATTAAACCTATAACAATAAATAAAAGTGAGTATGGAAAAGGCTTTGTTTTAACTCGGTATTCTTTGCGAATTTTAACCTTTTCAAGTCTTAACGTATCTCGTTTTAGTTTATATTCTATTCTAATCTCTTGACGTGTTTTAGGTACATATAAGCG